TTTGATTCTCACCACAAACACGCCTATCAGGGCAGGAAAAAAATCAAAATTTACAACGGCCTGAAGGTTGGCGAAAATGTGATAATGCTCCGGCAGAACGGCGGCAGCCGTTATATTGTCCTAGACCGCATCGAAGACCCGGAAACAGAGGGGGAATGGATTTGATACCAAAAACACAAGGGCTTCTGAGAGAGCCAATTGAGATTGTCCAGGAACCTAGTTTGACCTATCGCCTTGATTTAAACAGCAACATCATATCGGGCATGACAGACGGGCTTGAGGCGGTAAAACAGGCAGTATATCACAGGTTGGGAATAGAAAGATATCAATATCCCATCTATTCATGGGAATATGGATTGCAGACCTATGATCTGTATGGACAGCCTATGCCGTATGTTATGCCAGAGCTAAAGAGAAGAATCATTGAAGCCCTACTCAAAGACAGCCGTATCACGAAAGTGGACGGCTTTTCTTTTACCCATGAAGGTCCTGTATTGCACACAACTTTCAATGTGCAAAGTGAACTGGGAAATTTTCCGGTTGGGCTGATGCTGACAGAAAGCGGGGTGATCGTGGAAAATGTTTGAAAATATCACAGTAGAAATGATACGCAACCGGATGCTGGAAAGTATGCCGGAAGGAACCGACAAAAGCGAAGGTTCCGTTAACTGGAACGCTGTTTCTGCTGCTGCACTTGAAATTAAAAACGTTCTGATTGAGATGGACGGAATCTATCAAGAGGGATTTATAGACACCGCTTCCAGACCGTTCCTGATCCGGCATGGCGAGGAACGGAAAGTCTCACCATATCCCGCAACCTATGCCATTGGCAGGGCAGTGTTTAACATGGAAATTCCAATTGGAAGCCGGTTTTCGGTGGACATGGTGAACTTTGTCGTGATTGAGCGTATGAGCCAGTACACCTACAAGGTCCAGTGTGAAACCGCAGGCACCGAAGGAAACCGGCATCTGGGGGACATGATCCCGATTGAATACATCCAAGGGCTGACCAAAGCAGTGTTGGAAGAAATCATTGTACCGGGTGAGGATGCAGAAGACACCGAATCATACCGGGAAAGGGTGCTGGATTCCTTCAATTATCAGTCATACGCAGGAAACATTGCCTATTACAAAGAAAAAGTCAAGGCAATTCCGGGTGTAGGAGCGGTTAAGGTATATCCAATCTGGAACGGTCCGGGAACGGTAAAGCTTGAGCTTCTGGATGGAGAATATAACATCCCATCAGAAGAAATGATTGAAGAGATTCAGGAAGCAGTTGACCCGCCTGGTTTCCATGGCTGGGGCATGAAGATTGCACCAATCGGGCATTATGCCACTGTTACGGGAGCAAAGAAACTGGAAATTGATGTGATCTTTGATCTGACCTATCAGGACGGTTACAACTGGGAAAAGGTGAAGCCGGATGCAGAGGAAAGCGTCAAGGCGTATCTGCTGGAACTCACCAAAGAATGGGAAGATACCGACATGATTGTTGTGAGGATATCCCAGATTGAGAGAAGAATCCTTGATCTGGAAGGCGTGCTGGATATTGCAAACACAAGGATTAACTCACAGGACGCAAACCTGCAGCTTGAATCAAGCCAGATTCCACAGTTGGGAGTGATTGCAGATGCGGGAGGTTAATATCCAAAATTACCAGCCGCCTTTGGTGAGAAAACAAAGGGAAATGGGATATATCACCAGCGCAGAAAATCCAGAATTTGAACGGATTTATGAATTGCTCGACATTGCCATGAAGGACCAGTTTGTTGTCACGGCAACCGAAATCGGAATCAGCCGCTGGGAAAAGATTCTCAAAATCAAGCCGCCGGCAGGAAGCACGCTGGAGCAGCGCAGGGCGGCTGTTCTGGCACGTTTGCTTTCCCGTATGCCAATTAACCTTGAAGTGGTGCGGCAGGTTGTAGAGACCTATTTAGGTGTACCGGCAGACATCCACCTTTGGTGGAATGAAGACATCCGAACCTGGGAGGAAATCGAGGAGGATTTCGATACCTGGGACGCGGTGTCTTTTTTTAACTGGGAAGATTTTTATATGGAGCTGGAACCGTACACGATTCTGATTACCTACAAAAACACAATCGAAATAGCGGATGTTTCACCGCTGATCCGGATGCTGTATGAAATGATTCCCGCAAACCTCAAGGTAGTTGTTAAATTCCTGTACAAAACATGGGAAGAGGTAGAAGAAAAATATGAGACCTGGGAAGATCTTGAAGTAACAACCTGGGAAAGAATAGAACAGGGGGTAGAATAATTGGATACAACCAAACTGCTTGGATTAAAAGTAGCGGGTCCAAAGGACCGGGCAAGAATCAGTGAGGTTACTACGAACTTTGTTGCTTTGGATGAGTTTGCAGAAAACTGGAACGGCTTTTCCAACACCGGTACAGTGAAAGCAGAAGGCACTGATTTTGCAATCACACCGGCGCTCAAAATTGCCACAGAGCTGTTCTCGCTGACCGTCAAAATGCCGCGGACGTTTGCGGAAGATGATGCGATCACAGTGGACGGGGTAGCATATAACCTGTATCAGGGCAGCGACCCGGCGGACAGTGAAGCGTTCAAAGCTGGGGAAGTGGTAACGCTGAATTTTGACAAAGCGGCGAGGAAATGCTGGGCTGCATCGGGCGTGGGAACACCAAAGCCGCTGCCGGCGCAGATCAGCAATTTGCAGGGCGTGGCGCAGGAGGGGGAAAGCCCTTCGATTGTGTGGACATGGACAAACCCGGTGGATGAAAACTTTGCCGGAATGGTGCTGGTAGTCAAAGAGGGCAGCGCACCAAACGGCGTAACAGACGGAGTGCAGGTGTACAAAGGCAGTGCCACCACAGTGACCCAGAGCGAGGGCTTGCAGTTTGAGCGCACCTACTATGCGAGGGGCTATGCCTACAACAGCCAGAACAAATACCAGATGGACGCAACGGGGGCGATTGCAAGCGTAGAACTGTCGGCAGTGCCGGATCAGGTCAGTGATGTGGTGCTGACCCCAAACAAAAGCCAGGCAACGCTTTCCTGGACAAACCCGGTATCGACCAATTTGCAGACGGTCAAGGTCATCCAGAAGATTGGAAGCGCACCGGAGAACCCGAACGACGGCACACAGGTCTATGATGGCACAGGCACGACCGTCACAGTGGACAACTTGCAAGACAGCATTGATTACCGCTTTGGTATTTTTGCTATCGGCAAGAACGGCAAATACAAAGACCCTGTTGTAAAGAACTATACACCGGCATTTTTGCCGAGATATTCTTATACAGGAGATCATCAACTAATTAAAGATGAAAACAACCACTGGCGTATCAAATTCCTTTCCTCCGGCGTGCTCGAGTGGCTGTCGGAGGATGCGCAGATTGATGTCTTTTTGGTCGGCGGGGGTGGTAGTGGCAGTGCAGGTGGAGGTGGTGGAGGATATACGCAGACCCACAAAAAACAGAATTTAGAAAAAAATCAAAGGGTACAAATATATGTTGGTGCTGCTGGAGAAGATGGGAGTGGAGGAACATCCTATTATGGAAATTTGTATGCACAAGGTGGAACAAGTACACGACTTAATGGCATTGGAGGAGATGGAGGTTCCGGTGGAGGTGGGGGAGAAAGAGAAAGCGACCCATCTAATCCTAGTGGAACTGCAGGAAGGGGTGGAAGTGATGGAGGAAACGGAGAGAACTTAAGCAGCTACTCTTATGGAGGAAGAGGGCAAGGAAGGACAACCCGTGAATTTGGAGAACCAGAAGGAGCGCTTTATTCCGGTGGTGGTGGCGGTCGAGATTTATACGGAGGTGCTCCAGGCGGAGAAGGAACCCCTGTAATAGCTGCACATGGGGCAAGTGCAGGAAGTCTAAGGGGAGGCGGTCCAGGTGGCGGTTATGGAGGTGGAGGAGGTGGTTCGAGCAGTGGAAAAAGTAAAGGTGCCCAAGGCATCGTCATCATCCGCGATGCAAGAGCATAAAGGAGGGAAATCATGCGACACGCAGTAATTGATAACGACACCATCGTAAACATCATCGAAATCGACCCGCGCAATGCCTCTGATTTTGGCAATGCCGTCACCATCCCGGACGGGCTGGGTGCGGGAATCGGCGATACATACCGAGAAGGATGCTTTTACCGCACCGACCCCGAAACCCAGCAGGAGGAGGAAATCCTGCCCTTCGACCCGCTGGCAGAAACCCACAAACGTCTTGCCGAGGTGCAGGCAAAGCTCGACGAAAACATCATCGACACAGATTTTAGAATCTTAATGCTTGAAAGCCTGAGTGCTTCCAATATGTAAAACAAAGGAGAAATGATTATGGCAACCTACGAAATGATGAAACGCACAATTATCAGACAGAAGGCATCCGGCGCTTTGAACAGGTCGGACTGGCAGTCGAAACTGGATGTCTTTATGCTCTTTGACAGGATTACACCGGAGCAGTACACCGAGCTTAAAGAGCTGATTGGAGATACTCCGGCGGCATAGGAGACGAAAGTCTGTAAAACAGCAGACTGTAAAAGAAGGGAAGTTGCTCTTTTTGGGGCAATTTCCCTTTTGCTTTGGAGTTTTATATGAAAGGAGGTGATTTAAAAGATGAACGAGTTAAGCGAAATCTCGGCGCTGGTGAAGGAGTACATATCGCCGGAAACGGTGTGGCTGGTGCCTTGCCTGTATGCGCTGGGGAGTATCATCAAGCGCTCCATCCGCATCGATGATACCCTGATACCGGGCATCCTGTGCCTGGTGGGGGTGCTGCTGTCGGCGCTGGTGAGTGTGGCTGCCTGCGAGCCGGTGGGCTGGATGCAGTGGGTGATTCTGGCGGCGGTGAGCGTCGGGCAAGGCTATGTGCTGGCGGCGGCAGCAATCTGCCTCAATCAGCTGATCAAGCAGCACGGCAGGGCAGGAGCGCTGAAAAAAGGATTTGACGGTCAGACAAAAGAAGAAACAACAAACGAACAGAAAGGTGTGGAATGATGACAAAACGAGTATTTATTGGCGTTGGGCATGGGGGCAAAGACCCCGGCGCGGTCAAGTACGTCAAGGAATCTGAAGCTAATTTACAGATGGCTTTGGGTATGAAGGAGGAGCTGGAGAAATACGGAATCACGGTTGGAATCTCCCGAACTCGTGAGGAAGATGACCCGCTCAGTGAGGAAATCAAGGAAGCAAACGCTTTCAAGCCTGATATTGCCGTTGAGGTACATAACAACGCGGGCGGCGGTGACGGCTTTGAAGTTTATTACCAGACCAACGGTTATAAGGCTCAGTCTATGAAGCTGGCACAGTGCATCGAAGCAAGGGTCAAGGCATCCGGTCAGAATACCCATGGACCTAATGGGCTTAAGACAAAGTTGAATTCATCCGGAACAGATTACTTTGGCTGGTGCAGACAGGTAAACTGTCCGGCGGTGCTCTGTGAGGGATTTTTCGTGGACAATGCCACAGACAGCGCAGACTATAACACCACAGCCGAGCAGAAAGCCTATGGAAAGGTTTATGCTCTTGGTGTGCTTGATTATCTGGGAATCAAAGAAAACCCACAGACGGGCGCACAGCCGCCACAGACAACACCACAGGACAAGCCAGAATCCTTGCCATACACTGTACAGGTGGGAGCATTTACAAACCGAGTGAATGCTGCGTCAATGCAAAATAAACTCTCAGGCATGGGCTATTATGCGTTTGTTACTGGTGAAAACAGCACTGACAGGGTCTGTGTGGGCAAGTTTGCAGACAAAGGAACTGCACAGAAAACAGCTGACGATTTGAAGAAAAAAGGAATCGCCGGATTTGTGACAACGATTTAGGAGGAAATATCATGAAAGCTATGTTATCCCAGCCAATGGCCAGAAAAACCGATGAAGAAATCATTGCAACCAGAGAAAAGGCAATCAAAGTTTTGAAAAGCAAAGGATATGAACTTGTAAACACTCTGTTTACAGATGAGTGGTACAACAAAGAAAATATGGAACAGCGTGGTGTTGTTCAGATTCCGCTTTGCTTCCTTGCAAAATCTTTGGATCACATGAGTTTGTGCGATGCTGTTTACTTCTGCAAAGGATGGGAAAATGCGAGAGGATGCAGAATCGAGCATGAAGCAGCCAAAGCCTATGGGCTTGAAATCATTTATGAAGAGTAGGAGGACTTTTTCATGAACATTGACATTACCGATATCATTGTGTCTGCTATTGGTCTGGTAGGGCTTATCATGACAGGTATTGTTATTCCAGCTCTTAGAACATGGGTCAAGAGCAAAGTCACCAATGAACAGTGGGAAACCATTAAAAACTACGCACTGGCAGGTGTACAGGCGGCAGAAATCCTAATTGGTGCTGGTAACGGAGCCAAAAAATTTGAAGAAGCCAAAAAGTACATTGAAAAACAGTGTGCTGCTCATGGAATTAAAATTGATACTGATACCATCCAGATTGCAATTGAAAACGCATGGAAAGAATTGGGATTAGATCATGAAGAAAAAATCAGCCAGCCGGTTGGTTTTTAAGAAACAAAATGATATAATGGAGGTAACAACATGGCACTGAACGCATTTTACGGCAACAAAAAAGTAATGATCGTTGGCGATAATCAGACCGCAAAGAATATTGTGGAAGTACTCAAAGCCGAAAACTTTAACAATGTAGTTCTTCTGGACGTTCCAAACTCTTATGCTGCATATTACGGCATTTCAGAAGAAAAACCTGTGTATACCCTGTTTGTTGAGGAAGCAGCACAGTGCAAGGTAAAACTCACAAGGGTTCAGGGACTTCTCGGCGACCGTTTGGGACATGAAGTCAAACGAGACTATGAGGAAAGCCGCAAGGCTCAGGGCTTCTATAAACATCACCTCAAGATGATTGGAATTGACCCATCTTTCCTTGGTGCAGTGGAAATTCCTCTCGAAGAAGTCAAAGACATTCCATGGTTCTATCAGGACAAGTCTCCGATGCTGCACCTATTTGTTCCAAAAAAAGAAGGCGTTGCACAGGCGGTCTGTGAGGCTATCAAAGACTATTTTAAAAAGTAAGGTGAATTGCCTATGGCAGAATGTAATTGCAACAACTGCCCGCTGTTATCCCGCGTTGAAAGGCTTGAGCAGGACATGAAGCACAATTCTGACACCCATTCAGAAATGTTCCATGACATCAACGAACTCAAGCAAGGTAAGGCAATTAACTTTGAGAAGATCAGCACGACCTTGGAAAAGGTTGAGAAGATTGAGCAAAAGGTTGACCAGTTGGTTTTGCAGCTTTCCAGTGCCCCGGCTAAAAACTGGGATGCGGTTGTAAAATCTTCCATTACTGCTGTTGTCGGTGCTTTAGTCGGCTCATTTATGACCCTTATCATAAAATAAAGGAGAATCGGTGTGGATAATAAAGAGACAAATAAAGACAAGCTCACAAAGGAACTGGAAAACGAAAATGATACAATGAAACAGAGCGTTATGGTTGCCAGAATTTTAGCAGACGTATCGCAGCAGTATGAGAGATATTTCAAGAGAATGTGGATTGTACTGATTGCATCCATTATTGCCAACTTAATTATTGTTGGTGCTTTCCTTTGGTACGAAAGCCAGTGGGAGTATGAGACAACAACCACTACTACTCAAACCGTAGAAGGTGACAGCGCAGAAATCAACAATGTTGAGGGAAATCAGTATAAAGATTCTGCAACTCATTATGAAGGGACAGAAAAAACTGAACCTCAAGGGACAAACCCTCAGGGAGGTAATAGTTAATGGCAAGAGCAACACAAACAGTTACTGTCACACGCACAAGAAAAAGAAAAACGGCATCTAACGATGATACCATGATTTGCAATGTATGCCATGGTACTGGAAGACAGAAAAAGCCTTCCCGCAAAAAGTAGGTGATCGCGTGAATCGAGATGATGTGCGCGCAATGCTCAAAAGATGTAATTCAAGGCCGGCGAAAGTGCTGGCCTTTTCTTATATCTCATTTTCGGAAAAGGAACAACTTGTGATGCAGCTGCGATACTTGCACGGACTGACGCAGGATGAAACAGTAGAACGCTTCCCTTACTGTTATGCACAGATGCTTTCCATTCCTTTACAAGATGCCATTGACCGATATCAACCTTGTCTTGATTCGATCAAGAACTGGGAGAGGGACGCGCTGGACAAGTGTGCAGATGTATGGAAGGATACTGGATTCATTGAACGTCAGCAAAAGATAATTGAATATTTACAAATACAAGTAAAGACCATCTTTCTGATTTAGAAGGATGGTCTTTTTTTATGCTCTTTTTGCCCTGTATCAGATGCTTGCCGCTCTGGTATGGGGTATTTTTTTACCTCATTTTTACCCTCAAAGATACCTTGAATTTACCTCAGAAAATACCTGATTGTTCACTGTAGGAAAGTGAAGAAAAACCGCATAATAAAGCCAATAGGTCGGGTGTGAGGCGTTCCACACCGCGCCTCATATCTGGCCTTTTATTTTTGAATTCTCGGAGGTGTCAACAATGTTCGGAGCACCAAATTTCCCATATATGCAAAACGGATACCCGCCTTTTACTCAATTTCAGTATCCGCAACCTAGCCCTTCTCTTCCTGTCCAGTCTCCATACCAGCAGCCGCAGGAAATGCCACAGCAGCCAGCGCCGCAGGGTATGGACTGGATCAGGGTTAACAATCTGGAAGATGTAAAAAACGTGTCTGTCCAGCCTGGCCAGAAAGCATGGATCATGCTGCAGAACGACCCTGTTTTTGTTGTCAAATCTGCAAATGAAATGGGACTTGCAACGGTGCAGGCTTTCAAATTTGAGCCATATAACCCACAGGAGACCCCACAACCGCAGTATGCGACAGTAGATGATTTAAACGCTCTTAGACAAGAGATCGAAAAAATGAAAGGTGTGAACAATGATGGCAAATCCATTAAATCAAATTCTCGGACAAGCACCAGCTCCAATGAATAATCAATCTGCACAGATGGTGCAGAGCTTCCAGCGGATGGCGCAGATGCTGAAAGGCGTAAAGAACCCAGAAGCAGCAATGATGCAGTTAGCACAGCAGAATCCGCAGGTGGCGCAGATCATGCAGATGTGCCAAGGCAAAAACCCGAAAGAGGTATTTTTGCAGGAATGCCAAAGACGCGGCATTGACCCTCAGCAGATCATGAATCAGCTAGGTCTTAAATAGTCTGCGAGCCAAAAGGCTTGTAAATAAAAATATCTTTTGAAAGGAGATTGTTCCATGGAAGGTAATTACACTCTCTCTGACATCAGAGCAGTAACCGATGGCAATGACGGTATGTTTGGCGGCAATGGTCTGTGGTTCCTGGCTCTGCTGTTCCTGCTTGGCAACGGCGGCTTTGGCTGGGGAAACAACAGAGGATGCAATCCGGTAACTGAGGCTGATCTGTGCAACGCAAACAGCTTCAATGATTTGAAGTCTGGTGTGCGCAACATTTCTGACCAGATTTCCAGCATGAATATCGGCCTGACAAAAGGCCTGTGCGACATGGGTTATACCATGTTCGGCCGGTTTGCATCTCTGGAAAGACAGCTGGCAGACTGCTGCTACGGTATCGAGCGAAACATCGACAACGTGAACTACAACGTAGCTCAGCAGGCAGCTGCTATCAACGCAAACACCACCGCTCAGACCCAGAAGATTCTGGATGCTATCACCGGCAATCGCATGGCTGATATGCAGAATCAGATCAATCAACTTCAGCTGCAGTCCGCTCTGTGTGGCGTAGTTCGTTATCCAACAGCTACTACATACGCAACAACCTGCAATCCGTTCTTTGGCGGTTATGGCTGCGGATGCGGCAACGGTGCATACTAAGCTAACTGAGCTGGGAAACAAGGAGGGACCCCAGCGGGCCCCTCTTTTATTTTGAAAGGAGTTTTTTATATGGCGAAGGCTTTTGCTTTTATTGCAAACAATAGTTCTCAGACCCTCACTAGCGGCGCTACAGTGGCACCAGGCACCGCGCAGCATGGATTTGGCTGTTCTGGCTGCGGATATACCGTACAGGTAAGCGGCTCCAACATTAACCTGCGCTCCACTGGATACTATAACATCGAAGTCGGAGCAACTGTGACCGATTCTGCCGCCGGCAACGTCACCCTTGCCCTGTATCAGGATGGAAACCTGATTGCGCAGGGCAGCGAAGCTATTGCGACAGCAAGCGATCCTGCAAGCATCGCATTCCCTGCCGGCGTCAAGGTGAACTGCTCTTCGGTGCTGACACTGGTGGTCACCACGAGCGCAGGCAATCCTAGTGTCAATAATATCTACACCACCATTACCAAAGCGTAATGGACCGTGGTCTTGAGTTTGCGGACCTGCTGGGTATTATATCGCTCTACCTGGGAGTTCGCAACCTCACCGAAAATGAACAACAGAGCGCGCAATCTCTCAAAATTCTCCGCCAGAATGATGTAGGCGCAGCCAATGACAAACAGGCTGCCTACCTTCTGGCAGAACTGGGAAGAAAGTTTGACGAGCAAAACGTCATGCTTCAAAAAATATATGACAAGCTGGAGGTGTTAGCAAATGCGGATCATTAAAAAGATGGCGAATCAGATGAAGGAAGAAATCGCCGGCGCTAAAGAATACGCAAAACTGGCAACTCACTATAAAACAGAGCAGCCAACGCTTGCCAAGGCTTATTATGATATGGCAAATGATGAGCTTAGGCACGCTGATATGCTGCATACAGAAGTTGTCAAACTGATCGAAAAGCAGAGGGCAATCGAACCGCCTCCACCGGTTATGCTTGAACTCTGGGAGTACGAACACAAAGAATATGTTGAGGAATACGGCATTGCAAAGAACATGATTGCTCTGTATTCCAATCCAAGATAAGACAAGCCGCTCTCTTGATTGAGGGCGGCTTTTTGACCTTGTTTTTGACCTTGTTTTAGTTTGATTATATTCGCAAACTATTGATTTTAAAATCAAACTATTTTATTAAATTCGCATAGTTAAGCGATATTTTTAATTCAATTGATTTTAATTAATGTAATAAGACAGGGTTCAATTCCCCTCGCCTCCACCAATAACACAACCTCAACAAATGGCTTGTTTATGCGATTTGTTGAGGTTTTTCTTTTGCTATTTTTCAGGTTTGACCTTGTTTTGACCTTGGTTTTCGGAATTGCTCAACAAGTTTGTGAATCTTTCCTGCAATAATTGAGCTGTCAGGGTTTTGTCACCTTGCACCTCATGGCCGTATACTCCGAAAGTATCCATGCTCCGTGAGTGTCCACCAATGGCTTTTACAAGTCCTTCTGGAAGCGTCTGCATGATGGATATGGAAGTGTGCCGCAGCTCGTATGGTGACACTTGAGATATGCTGTGCTGCTTGCAGTAGGAGATCAAGTGCTTTCGATATTTGGATTCGTCGAAATCAGGAAACATCTGTTCATCATCTGACAGGGCCGCTTGTTTATCCCAGCATTCTTTTGCAAGATCGGACAGGACAATCGACCGGATGGCGTTGTCGTTTTTTCCTTGTGTTACTTTACCGTAAACATTGATGGACCGCTGAATATATACAACATCACCAACTCGGTCAGATTTGCGAAGCCCTCCAATCTCTCCAGGGCGTAACGCGTGCAGGACTTGCAGCCGATAGCCATAGATGTATGTTTCAAATACAGGTCTTCCATACATCGAAACATAATCTTCACTGAACAGCACTTTTAATTCCTCTGGCTGCAGGATGCTTTTCTGTGATCGCTCTGCGCTTTTTGGAATGTCAATATCTTCGGGGCGGTATGATGTCAGCTGATTTTTTCGGCAAAATTTCACGAATGAGGACAGGTCCGCTCGAAGATTCATCAATCCTTTTTTGGATATTCCACCATCTTTAAAAGCATGGTTAATAACTTTTTGAAGTACAGCGTCGTTCAAATCTATGATTGACCTTGTTCCTATAACAGGAAGAATCCAGTTTTTAAACCGCCTTGCCATCGGCTCCCAATGGCCTTGGCTTGTCCTCGCCTGCAAGTCTGCCAGAAAATCAGGATAAACGTCCTTTACCCGTGACATCGGCGTCAGGTGTCCGGCGCCGGTCAGCCCCTCTATTTTATCCTTCCACTGATTGATGGCAGCGGTGATCTCCCGCTCGGCGCTGGTGGCACCGCGTTTGGTTGAGTAAAAAGTCTTGCTCATGCCGTTGCAGTACGCAGTTTTCTTCCATCGGTTGTTTTTTTCGTCCCATGTAGGTGGGCTAAGCTTCTTTGACATAAAAAATACACTCCTTTTTGGGTATGCGGTTGCCAGCCCACAAAAGAAGTGCTATAATAACATTGGACATTATATAACGTTTCCTATCGTGGGAGACAACCTGCCGCTCTTTGTGTTCCAGCACAGAGGGCGGCTTTTTTGTTGCTTTATTTTAATGTTTCGAAATAATAAGCCTTAGCAAGCTCTACCGATACCCCCAGTTTGTGAGATAGCCGCTCAAAGCTATCTCCATCTTCGATCACATCATCAGGCGAAGGATGTAACAAGCATACCGCAAACAAATCTGCCTGCTGTTCATAAATACTGGATCTCATCAAAGTGTACCTATCCATAAAGAATCGGTTCAACTCCCTATGTAGCACAACATGGCCAAGCTCGTGGGCTGCCACAAAACAGATTTGATCATCTGATAGGTTGTTATCGATGAATACCATCGGTATTTTATGAATTGTCTTATATATTCCGCTGATTCCTTCCATTGGAAGTAGGAATATTTTTACCCCAATCGCCCGCAAAAGTGACAAAGGGTCTGCATCATCATACTCGGCGATCAATTTGCCCACTTTTTTAAACACACTATACACATCCTTTTTATTTGCTTTTCCCCTTTTCTACATCTCTTGCATATCGCAATCCCATCTCCAGCGCTGTTTTTATGCTCCTGATTGCCTCCGGTGACGCTGGATTCCCATCAAACATCAAACTTCCATCACTTTCCAACTTCTGCATCATCTCCTCTAACTCAATCGCTATATCTATTTCCTCGATATCCCTATCAGCGTGGGTGTTGCCCATCAGGTAATCGAGAGTTACTCCGAAATATTCTGCAAGTACTTGCAAAGTTTCAATGGATGGAGAAACTTTTCCGGTTTTCCAACGGCTCAAAGTTGCCTGAGTAATGCCGGTATCTTTGGCAACACGATATGCGGTTACTCCTTTTTCTTCCATAAGCTGCATAAAAACATCATACATATTTTGTGTTTCTAGGGGTGTTTGCTCGCCCGAACCTTCCCCCAAAAGGTACTCAACAGGCACACCAAAATAATTTGCAATTAAAGTCGCTTTCTTAATATTTAAAGACTTCGCTCTTCCTTTTCTTAATTCTGTGAGGGTGCTTCTGCTGATTCCCAAATCATCGCACAGTTTGCTTCCTTTAATTCCTCGCCCCTCACAAAGGTGGTCGATTATTTCGATAATAGTAGCCATACAAAACCTCTCTGTATTGTTTAAAATGTCTAAAATACAAAATTATGTATTTTAGGGCTTGACCAATACAAAGTTTTGTATTATGATACAAGTACGGCAAATACAAAACTTTGAACTATGTTATGTGGTAATTTCATAGTAATACAAATTATTGTACTTGTCAATACAAAAGTGGCTGGAGGTGGGGTTTTGGCTGTAAATAGTGATTTTTGTGAGTTTGGCAAAGAGGTAAAGAAGCGGCTTGTCGATATTGAACAAACACAATCTTGGCTTGCTGAAAGAGTGAGCGAAGATACCGGCTTATGGGTAGATGCCGCTTATTTATCTAATACACTCGCGGGCAGACGGACGCCGGAAAAGATTATGAGCAGTATCAAAAAGATTCTGGAAATGGAATAGGAGGAAACCGTGAACGGTAAAAAAATAACCCGTCCCAAGCCTGCAAACCTGGAACGGGAAGAATGGCGAAGATTCCGCATCAATTCGAGGAGAAGAACAAAACGACAGTAGAAGAGTAGGGGGGAGGATAAGTGTGAACGAAATCATCAAAGTGAATTACGAGAACGACAGGCCGACCGTGTTGGCAAGAGACTTGCATGAGTTTTTGGAAGTGGGAAGCGAATTTTCCCATTGGTTTAAGAGAATGTGCGAATATGGATTTTCCGAAGGAACAGACTTTTCGCCATTTTTGACGGAAAGTTCCGGCGGTCGTCCGGCGCAGGATGCCCAGCTCACCATCGAAATGGCAAAGGAAATCTGTATGTTGCAACGCAATGAGCGAGGTAAACAGGCGCGCCAGTATTTTATCCAGCTGGAAAAAGACTGGAACAGCCCCGAAAAGGTAATGGCGAGGGCCTTGCAAATTGCCGACAAGAGAATTAAGCGGCTGGAAACAGAAAATGCTTTTCTGACTGTGAGCAATCAAATCATGCAGCCGAAAGCCGATTATTTTGATGAGCTGGTAGATCGCAACTTACTGACCAGTTTTCGGGAAACGGCAAAGCAGTTTGAGGTCAAAGAGAAGGATTTTATTGGTTTGTTGCTTGATAAAAAATACATTTATCGAGACAAGAAAGGGAAACTTCAGCCATACGCGAACAAAAATGACGGTTTGTTCGAAATCAAAGAATGCTTCAATGATAAAACAAACTGGAGTGGCACTCAGACACTTATCACTCCAAAAGGCAGAGAAACATTCCGGCTGTTATTCTTTGGAAAGTAGAGAGGAAGTGATCGGATGGAAAATACCATTACAGTAAACTGCAAAGAACTTGACAACGCAATAGAAAAAGCGAACCGACTTGTTGAGCTTTTGCGAGAAGCACAACAGATTATCGATTCGCTTTCCGGAAAGGAACAAAATCATTCAAGGCTTGATGCGTTTATGGTTGCCTTGAATGAAATTGCTAATCGAGATTAATTCCCGATTTTTGCAATTCTGCTTTTAGTTCCTTGTGATATTCTTCCAGCAAAGATACTACAAATTCTATTTGAGCCTTATCATAGTTTACCATTTCCAAAAATTCTTTGTTTTCGGAAGTTTCTTTTACGTCTTTGATAACAGGCTCGCTTGTCATTACAGAAATTGCTTTTTTCTGTGCGGAAGAAACGATTTTTGAAAAATCTATCATTTTATTCACCTCCCTTCCTGCTCCATTATAGCACGAATGGGAGAGTATCAAAAGGAGGTCAAACATGACTGATTTACAGATTTTCAATAGCCCAGAGTTTGGGGCAATTCGTACCATCGAGAAGGACGGCGAGCCTTGGTTTGTTGGCAAGGATGTGGCGGCTATTCTCGGATATGGTGATACAGACCAAGCTCTCAGAAAACACATTGATGACGAAGATAAGCTGACCCGTCGATTTGACGGCTCAGGTCAGAACAGACAAATGACCATCATCAACGAATCCGGCTTGTACAGTCTGGTGCTTTCCAGCAAGCTACCAACCGCCAAGAAGTTTAAACGCTGGGTGACAAACGAGGTTATCCCATCTATCCGCAAACATGGCGCATACATGACACCGGAAACGCTGGAAAAGGTCCTGCTTAGTCCCGATACCCTGATGCAGCTTGCACAGAACCTGAAAGACGAGCAGGAGAAGCGCAAGGCACTGGAAGCGCAGATTGAGAGCCAGAAGCCAGCAGTCCTGTTCACCGGTGCAGTAGAAACGTCAAAAACATCCATCCTGATTGGTGAGTTGGCGAAGATGCTGAAGCAGAACGGCATCAACATCGGACAAAACCGCCTGTTTGAGTGGCTGCGTCAGAATGGCTACCTTATCAAACGCAATGGCACAGACTACAATATGCCAACACAGCGGTCGATGGATATGGGGCTGTTTGAGATTAAGGAAACCACCATCAACAACCCTGATGGAAGTATCAAGATCAGCAAAACACCAAAGGTAACCGGAAAAGGTCAGGTTTACTTTATCAACCTGTTTCTCAATAAGGAGGAATTATGATGGCAAAGCTCAGACGACTCAAAGCCTGCATGGTAGAACGCGGCTTAAACAACAAAGAGCTGGGTAACATCATCGGAAAAGCGGATGGTTACATATCCCGTATGCTGAACGGCAGCACAATTCCAAGATTGGATGTTGCATATCAGATCTGTGACGCTCTGGAGATCTCAAGATATGAACTTCCAAAGTATTTTCCCATTGGCGAGGTGAAAAACAATGTGTCCGTATCATAACCGCATTAAGCAGCGTATCAAAAACGGTGAGCTGGTAGGACACAAGTTTGTGGACATCCTTGCAAGATGGTCGAAAGGAGAATTTAACAGATGGTAGGAGTAGTTATAGTTTTAGGTTTCATGTTTGGCTTTATGATCGTACTCGGTGTTCTGGGCTGGGCTGTTGAGAAAGTCGCACAGCGCAAAGCAACCGACATTGTCGAAGAAATGCGCCGCAAAGCAGAAGACGAGAGGCGAGCCGGATGAAGGGCGGACCCGAAAAGGTATGCCGAGAAACCTGCGCGCACTGCCAGTGGCAGGGGATGCCAGAGGAGTGTGCGGATTGTCCTGCCAAGATTGCGTATGGCTACATAGATGAGCGCAACTCACGTATCTACTACGCCGAGGTGCGGCATCTACATGAAAATTTCAGGTCCTCTTACCTGCGCCGGATGTGTATGGACATCAAGGGCGGGAGAGCCAGAGGCAAGGTATAAAAAAGCCGCCGGCAGTGTAGCAGACTGCAAGCGGCAAAAGAAAATATCCATCTCTACAATAGCAGAAAAGGAAAAGAAAATCAATGATAAAAATAAATGAGCGGTGGGTGCAGCTGCAACTGGCATCCATCGGCATCCCGAAAGGGCGAGCGAGAGAATGGCTCGCTTATATGATAATGTGCGACCCAGAGCGCAAGCAGCCGATATGCAGGCTGTACGATAAGACAGCCGAGCAGATGGGCGTAAGTACAAGCACGGTTATCCGCGTGGTTGAGCAGGCTATCAGCAGGATGTGGGATTTTCCTACATCTGCCACAGAATCGCTGTTTTGCATCCGGCTATGCCGCAAAAAGCCCGGCGTCAGATGTTTTGTCAATCGGTTTTGCGATGTAGTAATGGCGCCGAGACTGGAGGAGGAAAGGCAATGGACAAATCAATAGAAAACGGCATGATTGTAGGTGCCGAGCGATACGACCCACAGTGCCAAGATGTAGAGTGCAGCCGATGCGATACGTGCGACCAGTGGGTGCCGGATACCGAGATTGCGGTTTTTGGCAATGGCGACAGGGTGTGCAACGATTGCTTGCATGATTATCTGGAGAGCCAGGGCGCGGACTTTGTGCCGGGGTACATTGCCCAAAACGAGGCAGAGTTTTGGCTCGACTGGCTGTTTGCCAATGCAGACCCGGACGAGCAGCTCAGAGTGGTAAAAGCCGGGTATCTGGCAGAGGGACTTAAACCGCTGCAAAAGGAATACATCGAGCAGCAAAAGGTTGATTTTTGCCAGGATGATGCGAATTTTTTGGAGTATGTGAGGAGGAAACTGGAGTGAGAGAGCGAGGCGGATGCAGCCGATACATCACAAAGGTACTGGTGAGTAAAGTACACTTTCCAGAGGGGCAGGAGGTTTGCCGGGTTTGCCCTTTTTGCGTGGCGGACCCGAGTAACCACAAGCGCGAGGTTTGCAGCATTACAGGCGAGATTTTACCTTTTGCGGAGCTCAAGATTGATGAGGATTGCCCGCTAAGGGATGCAGGAGAGGAGAGAGACTAATGGGGATTCCGGTGATGATTCTAGGCGAGAGCGGTAGCGGGAAATCTGCATCGTTGCGCAATTTTGAGCCGGACGAGGTTGGCATTTTTAACGTTGCCAGCAAGCCCCTGCCGTTTCGCAAGCCGCTCAAAAAGATTGATAACGCGGCATACCACACCATCTTAAAAGCGCTATCAAAGCCAAGTCTCAAGCGCTATGTAATCGATGATAGCCAGTATCTGTTGGTGTTTGAGATGTTTGACAAAGCTAAAGAAACCGGCTATGGCAAATTTACAGACATGGCAAAAAACTTTTATGATTTAATCCAGTTTGTGATTAAGCGCACGCCGGAGGATTGCATTGTGTATTTTTTGCACCATGTGCAGGAGGACGAGCAAGGTAAAATCAAAGCTAAAACGGTGGGGAGGATGCTGGACGAAAAGCTCACTTTGGAGGGGCTGTTCTCCATTGTATTGATGGCGCGGATCGAAAAAGGAGAGTATTTTTTCCAAACCCACAGCAGCGGCTCAGATACTGTAAAAACCCCGATGGATATGTTTGCAGAGGACAGGATTGACAACGATTTGAAAGCTGTAGACACTGCTATCCGAGAGTACTGGGGATTAGATAATAATAATAAAGGAGTAGAATAAATTATGAAACCATTTGCAGGATACGAAAACGTACAGGTAAGCGACTTCGAGAAGCTGCCAAAGGGCGCTTATGAGGTAAAAATCATGGATGCTAAGGAGGTAACTTATACCGGCAAGGATGGAAGTGCCTTTAGCAAGCTGGAAATCGCCTTTGAGATTGCAACCGGTGAATTTGCAGGATTTTACCGCCGGAACTTCGATGCGCAGACTCAGGAGGACAAAAAGTGGAAGGGCGTAATGCGCCTGTATGTTCCGAAGGAAGACGGCACAGACAAGGACGAGTGGACCAAAAAAACATTTAAGCGTGCGACACAGGCTATCGAGGATAGTAACCCGGGCTACCAATGGGATTGGAACGAAAAAGGGCTCAAAGGTAAGATTGTAGGCTGCCTGTACCAGAATCGAGAATGGGCTTACAACGGCAAAACCGGATGGAGCGCACAGCCGCACAGTTTTATCGATGTAGCAAAAGTGAGAAGCGGCGAATTTAAACTCCCAGCGGACAAGCCCTTAGATGCAAGCCAAAAACCGGTAAGCGTGGACATTGCAGCAGATACGGACGAAGAAGACCTCCCGTTTTAAGCCATGAGCTACACACCTTTTGAGATTCGGGACGCGCTGGAATCCCTCACAGTGCTGATTGATACCCGCGAGCAGGATACCGAGCGCGCCCGAAAACGCAAAGAGGACTTCCCCCGATGGCGGCGTGAAAAGCTGGATGCCGGGGACTATGGCTGCGAGATCGAGCTGGATGGTGAGCTGTGCCGGGTGCCTGTGGTGGTAGAGCGCAAGATGAGCCTAGATGAGCTGTGCCAGTGCTTTACCCGAGAGCGTAAGCGATTTGAACGAGAGTTTGAGCGAGCGCAACAGGCAGGCACGCGCCTCCATCTGCTGATAGAAAACGCAAGTTGGGAAAAGATACACGCAGGCAGTTATCGCAGCCAGATGAAGCCACAGGCGCTTACAGCATCAATCCTAGCATGGCAAGCCCGATATGATGCAAGAGTCTACTTTTGCACGCCAGAGCTTACCGGCAAGATGATAGCAGCGATTCTCCGCTATGAAACAAAAATTTACCTAGAAGGGCAGGCGTAACGATGGATTTAGCACGGGAAATTAAAGACAGAGTGCGTATCTCCGATGTGCTTGCCCTTTACCACCTGGAACCGGGGCGGGCAGGATTTATACACTGCCCGTTCCACGCCGGGGACAGGGATGCGAGCTTGAAAGTGTACCCTGAGCAAAACAGCTGGCACTGCTTTGGCTGTGGCAAGGGCGGCAGCGTGATTGATTTTGTGATGGAGATGGAGCACTACGGATTCCGGCAGGCGGCGGCAAAACTGGACAGCGATTTCCACCTTGGGCTTATCGGGCAGAAGCAAAGCCTGCGAGAGGTTATCCAGCGCGAGCAGGAGCGGGATAGGCGAGTTTTTGAGCAAAAAGCGAAACAGGATAGCTTAAAACAAAAAGTGCTGTATAGACGCGCACAGTGGCTCAAATGCAAAGGGATGGAAGCCACTACCCATGAGCAAGCGCAAGAAAAGGCGTTGATAACGGCAGAGATAGAGCGGCTGGATGCTGAAATTGAACAGGAAAGGAGGGAATAAACTGATGGACTTTACACAAGAGGCGATTGATTGCCTTTCATGTGCCGATATTTTGAAAGATGATGTGTTTTTATCTCTGCTAGAAATCGCTGACCCTGTAAAATACGAGCGGACTTTTCAAGCATTGGAAAAGCGAGCTGCAGAGCTTCGAACGAAAACAGAGTTTAAAAAGACGTTGAAAGCTTTTAAGGAAAAAGAAAAGAATTACAACAAGTCTGAAGTAAAGCATGAGCTTACCAAGCAAGGCACCGTACCATTAAAGTTTGACGGCGGGAAGAACCCCCAGCTAACAATCGAAAATTTTCTTTCCATTTTAGAAAATGACCCGCTCTTGAAGGATTATCTCCTATACAACGAGCTTTCCAACGCTCCCGAGTGCATCAGCAGCGGGGAGATCAGGCGATGGAAAGACGAGGACGATAGTTGGTTGCGCGGATATATCGAGCAAAACTACTGCATTTACAGCCCCCAAAAGCTGGACGATGCGCTCAGGGTGCGATTTAATCAGCGCCGGTATCACCCGGTGCGGGAGAAAATCCAATCCATCACTTGGGACGGCAAACCCCGAATCAAGCGCTTTTTGATCGAGTGGCTCAAGGTGGATGATTGTCCGTACTCTGAGGAGGTTTCCCGGCTCATTTTCGCCGGCGGTATCCACAGGGCTTTTAATCCCGGGTGCAAATTTGAGGACATGGCGGTGCTGATTGGGAAGAAGCAGGGCGAGGGCAAGTCCACCATCATTCGTTGGCTGGCAATGGACGACAAGTTTTTCCGAGAGGTAAACGAGATTGACGGGCAGAGGGGCGTAGAGGCTGTAGAAGGAGGCTGGATTTGCGAGGTGAGCGAGCTGCTCGCCCTCAAGCGTACCAAAGAGGTGGAGGCGGCAAAGAGCTACTTTTCACGGCAAACTGATACATACCGCAAGCCTTACGATAAGCGTGTGACTGAAAATCCCCGGCAATGCATCTTTATCGGCACGACCAACACGGCGGAGTTTTTGACCGACAAGACCGGAAACCGACGATATTACCCGGTAGAGTGCAACAGCTCGGGGCGTGACCTTTTTGACCACAAGGCAGAAATACAGGAGTACATCGAGCAGTGCTGGGCAGAGGCTTATGCGCTCTATCAAAAGGGCGAGCTGCCGCCGGTGCTGGACAAATCTATCCTACCAGAAGCGCAGTACCGGCAGGAGAGTGCGCTGGAAGACGACTACAGGTCGGGCATGATAAAAGCCTATCTTGACGACAAGGCAGAGGGAGAGAGCGTGTGCATCATCGAGCTATGGCAGCAGGCGTTGGGTGAGAGTTTTAAGCCAACACGCAAGGACAGCAACGAGCTCGCGCTTATCATGCAAGGCGCGCCCGGTTGGATTAAGGTGCCAAGTGTACAACGCACTAGCCGATGGGGAGTACAGAGGTGCTGGGTTAAGCAAACTTCCAGCAAAAACCTCGGCTCTGACCTCCCTTTTTGATAACTAGCCCAAAATCAGTTACCTGTTAGTTGCAACTCGGGTTACACCCTAAAAACCGCATAAATAAGCCATATATAAATATATTACATCTATAAAGTAACTATGTAACTAATATATACTATAAAGATTTAAAAAATAAATAATTTATAATATTTTAATTTTTTTATTTTTTATATAAAGTATGCAAAACACATTGTTACGTTTACATGGTTACTTTGGATGCTTAGAAAGGAGTAGAAAATGGATTTTATTTCGATCGTAGAATATGCGAAAAATGGCTCAACTATGCCAAAAATCAGCAGCCAATCGGAGCAGTTAGCATACACTACCATCACAGGGATTTTGGGAAACTGGAAACTGGGGCTCGTTACCAATCGCCGCGCGCTGGAGGAAAAAGAAAGGGCAGAACGCCTTTTTGAGGATGCAAAACGCGAAGAAAACCAAAGATTTAAAATCTACCAGATTTACAATCGAAATATGGTCCGCGCAGGGGAGCTGATCTGCGCAGCGCGGAAAGAAAACCACTCGCCGAACGCCGACAAAGACAAGGTGATCGCCTTGCTGATGGAGGCTGTGGAGCGAATGGGAGGAATTAAAGGAGGGGATTTAAAGTGAAACGAATAACAAATCCTAAAACACTATGGGATGTATTAGGAAAAGTATACAATGCCGTTTATAGGCTTCAAGAAATCGAAAACATCCTCGGCGACGACTACGACCTCGAACGCCTGAAAGAACTGGTAGAAGCGGATAGGGAAGGTAGGTGCATGGTGCTGCCGTTCAAAGTGGGAGATACTTTGTATTATATAGGGGGAGCGTGCGAAATGCTAATCAAGTCCGCAACCGTGGAAGAAATGTATATCGAAGATGAAGTTCTTGTTGGCGTAAGTTCTGGCTCTGAATTTTTTACACTCCAAGAAAAAGAGTGGTACGAAACTGAAAAAGATGCCGAAATTGCACTGGAAAGGATGAGAGAGAGGGAGAAATGATTATGGAACTTTACCCTGAAATGAACGAAAAAATCAAAGACATTCTGAGAATTGGTGGAGAGCCTTATCTTCTGTATGCTGCGGAGTATATCGAAAAGCTAGAAAAGCAATTAAGCCTTGCTATTGCAGGGCTGAAAGAAGCAGCTGATAGTAATGGGGGTTGCTGGGGGTGCAAATGGCTGGACGAAGAAACCGATGAATGTACAAGCCCAGAGGGACGGTTAATGTGCGATACCAAAACAAATAAGCAGTACAGAAAAGCGTGTTTCGGAAAGAAATACAAAGGGAGAAATTCAAACAATCATAAGGAGGAAGATAAATGGATAGTTTAGTTAGAAAAGCATTACTTGGGGATAGAGAAGCTCAAAGGGAATGTACAGAAGAAGGAATTGTACTGCCATGTCCGCTTTGTGGAAATGAAAATAATATAATCAGCAACTGGGGGATGTTTAGAGTTTGGTGCCCACATTGCAAGGCAAAATCAGAAGATACCCTTACAACACGAGATGCACTAAAATCATGGAACACCCGCCCTGCCCCACCGATTGGAAGGTGTGGGGAGTGCAAGAACTTCAAAAAGCACAAGAACTTTACGCATCCCGAATATATGTTCGATGGGGAATGTAAACGATTCAAAAGTTTTAATTCGGAATACGCTTTTTGCAGCAACTTTGAACCGAGGGAGGAATAGCCGTGGAAATGAGCAAATTTGAAGAACTTATGGCACTTGCAGCTGATATGGATGGTGTTAATGGCATTTTGAGATTGATGGATAAAGGGGAGGGTATCAATCTCTCCAATCTCCATAGTAACGTAGAGCTATACGTTAATCGTTTTAGCTACTTTTACCCTAGATTGAAAAAACTTTTAGAGGATTTTGTCGCAGATGTTGAAAAAAAGATTGAGATGTTGGAAGTTAAAACTAAGGAGGAATAATAGTGCTATTCGTGTTATTCAAAGTCATTCGCCCCAAAGATACTGTATATGTCGGTTTATATAGACGCAAAGATACAAATGAGTGTAGTTTGGTGAATCTTACAAAAGGACATATTTGCCCTTGTAAGTTTAGCTCTGTTGAAGAAGCAATCGCTGATATGGAGAAACAGAAAAAGCGTGGTTCAATTTTAAGTTATGTGGAAATTAAACAAATGTGGATTAAGGTGGAATAGCCAATGAAAACCCAAGAAATTATCAAAGCCCTGCGCGCAACACCCAGCCGGAGCAAGAGAGCGTTACTGGATGAGGCAGCAGACAGGCTGGAGGAATTGCAGGCGGAAAACGATGCACTCTTTCGGGCAGCGATGGACAGCAGAAAGGAATCGGGGTTGCTGAATGAATAATCAGGAGAAAAAGCGTTACCTACTCCGGTGCCGACATCTCAACCGCAAAATCAATGCTCTGTTAAAGGAAAAGGAGCGTTTACAGGATTTGGTTTGCAAGGTCAGCCCGAATCTTTCCGGTATGCCGCGAGGAGGAAGTAGCGAACGTGAAGCATCCCTTGCGCGGCTTGCGGACATTGATAGCGACATCGACAGGCATATTGACCAATATGTGGACACCAGGAAGGAGATTGCCGCCTGCCTGGATCAGCTTGAGGATGGACGGCTGTATGAGCTGATGCGGTTGTACTATCTTGCAGATGAAACATGGGAGCAGGTAGCGGAGGATATGAGGCTGGATTATCGGTGGGTATTGAGGCTGCACGGCAGGGCGTTAGAGGAATTGACCATTGAAAGCCACTATCATAAGCTGATATGATTATAATGGAATTACAACAAAGAATACTTCGAACACTTCACTTTAAACCTTTATTTCTTCTCTCGAGGCAGAAAGCCGGTGCAAAAGCGCATCGGCTTTTTTGCTGCCCAAAAACAGAAAGGGTTGATAGTATTGGAACTTATAAAATTAAAAATTACTGAAATTAAACCATACGAAAGAAACGCACGAAAAAACGATCAAGCAGTTGACGCAGTAGTGAAATCAATACAGCAATGTTCTTATGTAGCACCGATTGTGCTGGATGAGAATTACACAATTCTTGCCGGACATACTCGTTGGAAAGCCATGAAAAAACTTGGAAGAACCGAGTGTGAATGCGTTGTTAAAGACGGGTTAACAGAAGAGCAGAAGAGAAAATATAGGCTGCTAGACAATAAGACAAACGAGTTGGCTGAATGGGATCTTAATATACTGGCAGAAGAATTGGAGGGATTGGACTTTGGAGATCTTGACCTTAATTGGGGAATCGCAAAAAAAGAACCAGAAGTCATTGAGGATAATTATACGCCAGAATTACCAGAAGAGCCAAAGTCTAAACTCGGGCAGGTATACCAGCTTGGTCGACATCGCTTAATGTGCGGAGATAGCACCAACCTGGACAATGTGGCGAAACTGATGGATGGAAACCTTGCAGATATGCTTTTGACTGATCCACCATATAATGTGAACTACGAGGGAACTGCCGGAAAAATTAAAAACGACAATATGAAAGACAGTGAATTTCGGGAATTTTTAAGAATGGCATTTTTTTTGTGCGCAAAAAAACATGAAACCAGGTGCAGCTTTCCATATCTGGCACGCAGATAGTGAAGGATATAACTTTAGAGGAGCGTGTAGGGATGTTGGTTTAGTAGTAAGACAGTGTTTGATTTGGGTAAAAAATTCTTTGGCGCTTGGCCGACAGGATTTTCAGTGGCAACATGAGCCTTGCTTGTACGGAGAAAACCCAATGGATGAAGATGAATTTGACCAGCATGAACCTGCACTTTACGGATGGAAGGATGGAGCTTCACATCGATGGTTTAAAAACAGAAAGCAGACAACCATTCTTCAGTTTGATAAGCCGACCGCAAGCAAGGAACACCCTACAATGAAGCCTATCTTGCTGTTTAATTACGAAATGCAATGCAATACACAGCAAGGTGATTCTGTGTTAGATCTGTTTGGCGGTTCTGGAACCACAATAATGGCAGCAGAGCAAAATGGAAGGAAAGCATATGTTATGGAATTCGACCCCAAATATGTCGATGTCATCATAGACCGCTGGGAACAATTCACCGGAGAAAAAGCAATATTATTAGAGGAGGAGGTATAAAAAATGGCAAGACCGCACAAACAAATAGATCAAGCAACATTTGAAAAACTGTGTGGTCTGCAATGCACGCTCGAAGAAATCTGCGGTTTTTTTGATGTGACAGATAAAACACTTGATGGGTGGTGCAAACGGACATATAAAGCGAGTTTCTCCGAAGTATTTCGGAAAAAGCGAGGGGCAGGGAAAATATCGCTAAGAAGAGCGCAATTCAGACTTGCTGAAAAGAATGCTAACATGGCGATCTGGCTTGGAAAGCAATATTTGGGGCAGAAAGACAGTGTTGCCGTTGAAATGCCGACTCCGATCGTAATAAGCGGCGGTGAAGATCTTGAGGATTGATTCAAATGTAAAAAAAATATACCTTCCTGATGTTGTGGGAAGGGGATATAAAACTTTTTGGAACTTCAAAGGCCGTTACAGGGTATGCAAAGGCAGCCGTGCAAGCAAAAAGTCAAAAACAACGGCGCTCAATATTATTTCCAGAATGATGCAGTATCCGCAGGCGAACACGCTTGTGATCCGAAAAGTATACAGAACACTTAAAGACAGCTGCTTCACAGAGCTTAAATGGGCAATCAATCGCCTGGGGGTATCAGGTTACTGGGAAATCAAAGAAAGCCCGCTGGAAATGACATACGGGCCGACAGGACAAAAGATATATTTCAGAGGTCTGGATGATCCTCTGAAAATTACCTCTATCACTGTTGAAACAGGTTATCTTTGTTGGGCATGGTTGGAAGAGGCGTATGAAGTCCTGAATGAAGACGATTTCAATATGCTGGATGAATCCATCCGAGGTGCAATCCCAAAGGAAACAGGGCTGTTCAAACAGTGGACAATCACATTCAACCCCTGGAATGAAAAACACTGGCTCAAAAGCCGGTTTTTTGACAAGGATTCACCGGATATTCTGGCAATGACTACAAACTTCCGCTGCAATGAGTGGCTGGATGAAGCGGATCTTCGAGTATTTGAAGAAATGCGAAAGAACAATCCGCGGCGTTTTAAAGTAGCGGGTGAGGGTGATTGGGGCATTGTGGATGGGCTGGTATATGAAAACTGGGAAGAAAAAGCATTCAGCCTGGATGAAATCAGAACAATCCCAGGAATCAAGTCGGCTTTTGGCCTGGACTTTGGATATACTGCAGACCCGTCAGCGCTTTTTTGCGGATTAGTTGATACATCGACCAGAACAATCTGGGTTTTTGATGAGATGTATGAAAAAGGACTGAGCAACCGCAGGATTGCAGAAAAAATAAAGGCCATGGGCTATGCAAAAGAGCGAATCAGAGCCGACTGCGCAGAACCAAAGAGCATTGACGAAATCCACGATGAAGGAATTTACAATATCAGAGAGTGCCGCAAAGGTAGAGACAGCATCAACAACGGCATCCAGTACATCCAAGATTATCACATCATCATCCATCCAAGATGCGTGAACTTTATCACCGAAATTGGTCTTTATCGTTGGGATGAGGACAAATCGGGAAAGAAGTTAAACAAACCGGTGGATGAATTTAACCACTTGATGGACGCTATGAGATACGCACTTGAGGATATTCTCACAGGACCAACATTCAGTTTTGATTAGAGGTGATACAGTGATTGAGCCGTTTGAGGAAACAAGAAAAATAAATCAGATTATTTCTTTGGGTGGATATACCGGAATGACTGAAAATCAGTTTTTTGAGCAGCAGATCAAATTATGGTATAGATCCAGGGAAAGAGAAGAACAGATAACAGGCGAGAAATATTATATCGGTCAGCAAGATATTCTGCATAGAAAGCGAATGGCAATTGGAAGAGATGGAAAGCTGGAAGAGGTGGATAACCTTCCAAACAATCGGATTGTAGATAACCAATATGCGAAATCAGTTGACCAAAAAGTAAACTATCTGGTAGGTAAACCGTTTACGATCAAGAGCAAAAATGAAGTATATTCAAAAAAACTGACCAAAATATTTGGAGCAAAGTTTTTAAGAACACTGCATAATGTAAGCCAGGACAGCGTAAACGGCGGAATCGGATGGATTTATTTTTATTATAACGATCAAGGCGAGCCAGAATTCAAAGGAATACCAGGATATCAGATCCTTCCATTCTGGTCAGATGAAGAACACACCATACTGGATTGTGCCGTTAGAGTATATCCAGTAGAAACCTGGGAAGGCTTTACTAAAAAAATCATCAGCAAAGTTGAAATATACAAAGCTGATGGTGTTTGGCGGTATATTTACGATGATGGCGGACTGATAGAAGATATCGAAGCTGGGACGCATGAATCTTATATCAGAGTAATGAACGGGCAGGGCGAAAATTCAGAATATAATTGGCTGAAAATTCCGCTTGTGCCGTTCAAATTCAATTCAAAGGAGATCCCGCTTATCCGAAGGGCAAAGTCACTGCAGGACAGTATCAATATCATTTTGTCAGAATGGGCAAACCGGATGGAGGAAGATCCAAGAAAATCCATCATAGTATTGACAGAATATGATGGGCAAGATTTGGGAGAATTCCGAAGAAACCTGTCCACATACGGTGCAATTAAAATCCGAAAAGACGGTAATGTTTCTCTTCTGGAAATAGAAATCAACGCAGAAAACTTTGAGGCTATTCTCAAAACATTCAAAACAAAGCTGATTGAAAACACCCGCGGATTTGATGCCAAAGATGACCGCATGGGAAACAATCCAAACCAGATGAACATTCAGTCAATATATGCAGATATGGACCTGGACGCAAACGGAATGGAAACCGAGTACCAGGCAGCAATGCAAGAATTAGTCTGGTTTGTCAATCAGTATCTGTCCATGAAGGGTGAAGGTGATTTCTCAGATGAGGAAGTCACCTTTGTGTTTAACAGGGATATTATGGTAAATGAAGGCGAAATTATCACTAATGTTTCCAATTCAAGAGACATCCTGTCCCGCGAAACCCTTGTTGAGCAGCATCCTTATGTTACCGATGCCAAAGCAGAAATGGCCAGAATCGAAAAAGAAGAACAGGACAACATGGAAAAGGCGCTTGGATATAACAATGCTTTTTCTCAAAATAACTCAGGAAATCCAGAAGAACAAGCAAACCTGCAAAAATAAGAAAGGGGGAAGATCTTGAAGAACGCTGAATACTGGGCAAGTAGATTTTTGGATTTGAAGAAAGAAACCGAAAATCAAACCTTTGAATACATGGAAACAGTTGAAAGAGAGTTTCGCAAGGCTTCCCGAAAAATACAGGCTGATATCCTTGTATGGTATCAACGCTTTGCAGAAAACAATCAGATCACCTTGACCGAAGCAAAAAAACTGCTGAATTCCAGAGAACTGGAAGAATTAAGATGGACCGTTGAGGACTATATCAAAGCAGGAAAAGAAAACGAAATTTCCGGTCAGTGGGTAAAACAGCTGGAGAATGCTTCTGCGCGGGTACATATAAGCCGCCTGGAAGCACTTCAAATACAACTTCAGCAGCAGGCCGAAATCCTTTTTGGAAATCAAACAGACGAACTAGACAAGTTTTTACAGAGCATCTATACTGATCGCTATTACAGGTCTGCGTTTGAAATCCAAAAAGGAACCGGCATCGGCTGGACATTCCAAAAATTCGATGAAAGGCAGCTGAAAACGCTTCTGTCAAAGCCATGGGCAGCAGATGGACAAAACTTTTCAGATCGAATATGGAAAAACAAGCAGCTTTTATTAAATGAGCTGCAAACAAATATGATTCAAGGAATCATCAGAGGGGAAAACCCGCAAAAGGTAGCACAGAGGCTTGCAAAAAGGCTGGACGTATCAGAACAGCGCGCAAGCCTTTTAGTGTATACAGAAAGCTCGTACTTCTCAGAACGGGCACAGCGGGACGTATACAAAGAGTTGGATGTAGAGGAATATGAACTTTTAGAAACACTGGACAGCCACACCTGCGAGATATGCGGTCCGCTGGATGGAAAAGTATTTCCAATGAGCCAATACCAGCCGGGTATCACAGCGCCGCCGTTTCATCCAAGATGCAGAGGAACAACCGTTCCGCATATTGATGATGATTATGGGGAAAGAGCAGCGAGAAACCACGAGGGCAAAACAATCTATGTGCCGGCTGATATGACGTATCAGGAATGGTATCAAACCTATATTGAAAAATCTCCGAAAAGTGGTATAATAAAACCATCGAAAGCAAAGCAGACATTAACCGATGATGAAGAATGGGCGCTCAACGAGTATATCAGCAGCGGCAGTTATAAAATCAATGCTCCTTTGCGTGAGGGGATTGAGCTGACACAGGAGCAGCAAGAACTTGTCAGAAATTTGGATTCTGCATTGGAGAAGATGCCAAAATATCAAGGGAAAACGATTCGTAGTTTGGTGATGAACAAAGAATCTCTGATTCAATTTGCAAAAGGACATAAAATTGGTTCAAAAGTTAGATATCCAGAATATATATCTGCTTCGACACGAAATGGTTATCATGATAACCCAACTGTTGTCTTGAATATATTATCGAAATCTGGAAGAGATATTCGGGAATACAATGAACAAGAAAGTGAGATTTTATTTAAGAGAAATTCCTGTTTTTGTGTTCTGAATGTAAAACTTCAAGATGGAATATTTGTTTTGGAAATGGAGGAAGTGTTATGATAACCTTTAAAGAATTTCTGGCGTTGTCGAAAGATGAACAAATAAAAATGTATGAACAACTGAACGACCATGATAAATTTCTTGCAAGAATGAATGATTGGAGTCCAGAAGGAGTAATTGTTGCAAAAGAATCGACTGATCCCAAAGATATACAAAGACAAGAAGAAATAATGAAACAGTTGGAAAAAGCAATTGAAGAAGGGAAAGTAAATCTGTTATAATCCTAAATTCAATAATCAAACCGTCCTTTATGGGGCGGTTTTTTTATACTCTTTTTACCGCGCCGCGGCGGAAAACAAACAGCGGCTTGCAATACTGGGACTGGCCAGAATAAAAGGAAAGCAGGAGGAAAAAGAAATGCTTGAGTTTTTAAAATCAATCCTTGGTGATGCTTATACTGAGGAAATCGATCAGAAAATCTCTGAGGAGGTGGGAAAAAGCTTTGTGCCAAAGAATGACTTTAATGGTGCAAAAGCAGAAATCAAAAGCCTGAGAGAACAGGTTACCCAGAGAGACCGTCAGCTGGAAGATCTCAAAAAATCCAGCGGAGACAATGAAACCTTAAGACAGCAGATTTCAGCGCTTCAGAAAGAGAATGCAGATCAGGCAAAAAGCTTTTCTGAGCAGATTTCAAAAATGAAGCTCGACCATGCAGTAGAAAAAGCCTTGACAGATGCAAGAGCAAAAAACATTACTGCAGCTAAAGCACTTCTGGCGGATTTCTTAAAGGATGCAAAACTGGAAGAGGACGGAAAAACAGTAAACGGTCTGGGAGATGCAATCAAAAATCTTTGCGAGGGCGAAAGCACAGCGTTTCTGTTTGACCAGAAACCCGAAAGCGTACAAGTAGCGGGGGCAAAACCAGCCGCAGGAAGCACTAGCACAGTAGGAGCAAAAGAATCCAGTTATCAATCCAGATTGGATGAAGCAAGAAAGGCTGGAAAAAATGTTTCTGTAATTCAAATCAAAAGAGAAGCAGCAAAAGAAGGAATCATTTTAAACTAACATTACAGGAGGAATTTAAAATATGGCAGTATCAGGACTTGGAACCACATGGAACCTTCCAAACTATGCAGGCGAACTTTTTACAGCAGATACCAGTCAGACCCCATTTTTGACAATGGCAGGCGGATTGACAGGCGGAATGATGACGGATAACTTTGAATTTCCAACGGCAATTCTTTTTGATATGCCAGATGCATCACAGCCTAATATTTCAGAACAGGCAAGTGCTACAGCACCAGCAGCTTCACACGTTGATAGAAAGCAGGAAAGCAACGTTGTACAGATTCATCAGGAAGTTATTGATTTGACTTATGCTAAAATGTCAAACTCTGGAAGAATGAGTGGATTAAATACTGCAGGACAGCAGGCAAACCCAGCAAGCGAAGAGGATTGGCAGATCAATCAGAAGTTGATTAAAATTGCTAGAGATGTTGAGTTTTCTTTCCTGCAGGGAACATACAATAAAACAACTGATGGCAGTCAGGCAAACAAAACCAGAGGTATGATTGAGCTTGCAAAAACAGCTTCCCATATCGAGGGTGGATCAAAACTGTTGACTGTAGATATGATGAAAGAACTGTTTCTTGAAATGGCAAACAATGGTGCATATTTCAACAATATGGTTCTCTTCTGCGGTGCTTTCCAGAAACAGCTGATTACTTCTCTGTATGAAAAACAGCTGGGGTACAACGTTGGCGCAGCTCGTAATGTTGGTGGTATGAACGTTACAGAACTTGAAACCGATTTTTGCAAAATGGGAATTGTTTGGGATAGATTTATGCCAGAAGATACAATCCTTGTTGCTGATATGGCTCATGTTGCTCCAGTATTCCAGGAAGTTCCAGGAAAGGGCGTTCTGTTTGTGGAAGACCTTGCAAAAACTGGTGCATCCGATAGAAAACAGATTTATGGCCAGATTGGTCTGGATCATGGTCCTGCATTCTTGCATGGTGTAATCACAGGGCTCGCAACAACAGCCGCCGCAGCAGCAATGACTGGAAAAGCGGTAACAGGAAATGCAGTAGTAGACTAATACAGCGAAAGAGGGAATCTGAATGGCTTACGAAAAACAAACCTGGGTAAACGATGAGACTGTGATTTCCGCTGAAAGAATGAACCATATGGAAGAGGGAATTGAAGCCGCAACAAATGGAACTGTGGGACCTGCAGGCCCTCAAGGTGAAAAAGGAGATACAGGACCTCAGGGACCAGCGGGAAAGGATGCCGTTTTGACTCCAGCAACAACGGAAGCAATTGGAGCAGTTAAGATGGCTGCTGCTGTGGCTGATGCATCTGGGGAAACTGTAACCAAAGAAGAATACAACGGCCTTCTTTCATCTTTGAGAGCGGCTGGAATCGTTTCTCCAACGTAGGTGATCGAATGAAAGAAAAGGTAATTGAATTGCTTTCGTGTTTTGGCATCACAGAAGCTGCCAGCGACCCGCTGATTGATTTTGTGATAAATCTCGTAGAAGATACCATAAAAAACAAAATCAATCAGGAAACAATTCCAGAAGGGCTGCACACAATCGAGGTATATCGTATTGCTGGACAGTATCTCATGCTGAAAAAGTCATCCGGGCAGTTAGAAGATAGCGGATTCCAGATTGAACAGGCTGAAAAATCGATACAGGAAGGTGATACGAATATCACTTTTTCTGAAGAATCAATGACAGCTGAATATCTTATCAATTATCTTTCTGCATATGGAGAAAATCAATTCAACAGATATAGAAAGCTGGTGTGGTGATGGCGTGGCAGAAATCCAGACAGAAAAGAGCCTTGCAGAAACTTTGGACAGACCGATGCACGGTGATTATTCAATCCAAAGAGAAAAATCCGGAAAGCAAATTGACAGAATTTGTGGAAAAAACTCTTTTTGAAGATGAACCATGCAAACTTTCTTTTGAATCGCTTTCGACCACAGGGGAGGGGAACGTCCCTTCCTTGGGTCAAGCAGCAAAACTGTTTCTGAGTAATGAAAAAGAAGTCCCAGCAGGTTCTAAAATCATTGTCACCCGACAAGGAAAAACATTCACATTCGCCAGATCGGGAGAACCTGGTTGGTTTACCTGCCATCAGGAAATCAATTTGGAACTCTGGAAGAGGTGGGCGTGATGCCTAAATGGGGAAGCACAGACTTTGAAGAACTGAAACGGCTGCAGCTGAAGATCAATCAGGCAGCTAATGCAGACTTTGACGCTCTTTGCATTGAAATATCAAAAGAGCTTGCCCGAATTTTTCTTGCAAAGGTCAAAAAAAGAACACCGGTCGGCAAAGCTCCAAAATTCGATGGACCATTATACAAAGAAGTTCAAGGAGAAGACAGGGTTGTTCAGGCAATAAGCAAAAAAGGGAATCCATATTCAAAGGTTGTAAAAGGCAAACGATATAAATTCCGAACCAAAGAAGGCGAAATCCTGGACAAATATTGGAAAGGATATACAGGAGGAACGCTTAGAAGGGGATGGATTATTGGAGCCATTACCAGAAAGCCAAATGGGTATGAGGTGGAGATCATAAATCCGGTTGAGTATGCAAGCTATGTGGAGTTTGGACACCGGCAGACACTAGGTAGATATGTTCCACAAATCGGGAAAAAACTGAAAAGAGCATGGTCTCCCGGAAAGTTTATGATGACCTTTACCGAGCAGGAAGTTAAAAGCATGGCTCCTGGATTGATTCAGAAAAGATTTGAAAAGTTTTTAAGGGAGGTGATGAGCGGTGATAAATAAAATCGTGGATGGTATTTCAAAGGCCCTGAATGAAGAGTTTGGGGATGAGTATGAGATATATCAAAACAACGTGATGCAGGGACTAAATGAACCCTGCTTTTTTATTGCCGTTTTGGAAGCTTCCAAAGAGCAGCTTTTGCAAAATCGTTTTCTGCAGCGCAATCCGTTTGATGTGCATTATTTTCCGGTTGATCCGGATGATAACAGAGATATGCAGGGAACAGCTGAAAGGATGCTCGACTGCCTGGAATGGATTATTCCGGAAGAACCAATCCGAGGGTCAGAAATTCGATGGCAGATTGAGGATGGTGTCCTGCATTTCTTTGTCAGTTACAACATCACAAGAAATCGAATCATGCAAAAAGACCTGATGCAGGAGATGACACAGATCATAACAACGGAGGGATAACATGGCGGACAATCAAGCAAGATTTTCAAAAGAAGATCTGGTAAAGTCCAAAAAATATCAGCACAGGCGCGATTTGCTCAACGCTATTCTGGAAGATGATAAAAAATACACCATCCAGGAAGTTGACAGCAAGATCGAAAAATTCATGAAAGGAAGGGCTTAATAAATGGCATTAGGCGGAGGTATTTTTACCACACAAAATAAAATCCTTCCCGGTTCCTATATCAACTTTGTTTCGGCGGCGCGAGCTTATACCATTGGAGAGCGTGGCGTTGCTGCTCTTCCAGTAGAGCTTGATTGGGGCGAAGAGGGAAAAGTATTTGAGGTTACTGCAGAAGAGTTCCAGAGAAATTCTTTGAAGCTCTTTGGATATCCAGTCGACGATGATCGTATGAAAGGAATCAGAGACCTGTTCAAACATTGCCAGAAAGCGTTATTTTACCGCCTGAACAAAGGAGCAAAAGCAACCTGTACATTTGCAGATGCAAAATACAGCGGAACAAAGGGAAATGATCTTAAAATCGTAATCAAAGATGATGTGGATGACGAAAGTAGTTATCTGGTTCAGACTTTGATGGGATTTCAGATCGTAGATGAACAGCTGGTAAAAACAAAAGAAGAACTGGTAGACAATGAATATGTCACCTGGAAACAAGAATTGACCCTGGAAGCAACAGCTTCTACACCGCTTGCGAGTGGAACCAACGGCGAACCAGTAACAGGCACAGAGTATCAAAATGCTCTGGATGCGCTGGAAAGCTATAAATTTAACGCTTTGGGCTGTTTATCGACAACTGATGAAGTGAAAAAGCTGTTTGCAGCTTATGCGAAACGAATGAGGGATCAGGTCGGAGCCAAGTTCATTGTTGTATTGCATAAAAAGGCTGACAGCGACTATGAAGGCGTTGTTTCGGTAGAAAACGACACTAAAGACAGCTCATGGCCTGCATCCTCTGCAGTATACTGGACAACCGGCGCACAGGCAGGATGTGAGATCAATAAATCACTCACAAACAAAATGTATGATGGAGAATTTACCATTGATGTAAACTTTACTCAGTCACAGCTGGAAGAGGTTTTGGGAAGCGGTAAATTTGTATTCCATCGGGTGGATAGTGATGTGAGAGTACTTGATGATATCAACACATTGACTACATTCACCGAGAAAAAAGGCAAAGATTTTGCAAGAAATCAGGTTATCCGCGTATTAGATCAGATCGGCAATGATATTGCAGCACTGTTTAACAGCAAATACATCGGGGAAATCCCAAATGATGCCGCCGGACGCGTCAGCTTTTGGAATGATGTGGTAAACCACCATACCATTCTTCAGAAGATGAGAGCGATTGAAAACTTTGATTCCGAAAATGTCAAGGTAGAGAAGGGCGAAAGCAAAACAGCGATTGTGGTAACTGATAGTATCACACCGGTTAATGCAATGAGCCAGCTTTACATGGCAGTCATTGTGTCTTAAGGAAGGGAGAATATAGATGGCAAACACCATGGAAGCAAGAGACGCTGTCAGTGGTTCTCTTGCAGAATTTTATGTCACCATCATGGGCAGAAGATACAACCTGATGCAGGCAACCGAGTTTGAATCTAAATGGGGAATCAACCTTGCAGATGTTCCCATCCTTGGAAGGGTCACAAAAGGTAAAAAGCCAACAGGTGCATCTGGAACATGGACAGCAAAAGTCCACTATAACCAGTCGGCTGTTAGAAAATGGCTGCTGCATTATAAAAAAACCGGAATCATTGAGCCGATGGAAATTCAGTGTGCAAATGAAGACCCATCTTCCAGAGCTGGACGGCAGACAATCACGCACACTGGCTGTTATGTCGACAACAGCACCCTTGCGAAGTTTATGACCGGTGATGAAATCTTGACTGAAGATATTTCTGGCACCTTTGATGATTGGGATATGCCGGAAATGTTTGACGAACTGGAAGGAATGTAAAGGAGAAATAAAACATGAGCTTTAACGCATTTTTTAAAGAAAAGGTAAAACGTCCGGAAAATATCAAAGTGGTGCTGTCTGACCGCTTTGCAGATGAAAAGGGAAAGCCGCTGGAATGGGAGATCCAGGCAATCAACGCCAAAGAGGATGATGAAATCAAGGCGGAATGCACGAAATCTGTTATGATTCCTGGCAAAAAAGATCAGTATACCATGCAGATGGACGGCATTGAGTATATTGCAAAGCTGACAGCAGCCTGTGTAAAATATCCGGATCTGTATGATGCAGAACTGCAGGATAACTACAAAGTGAAAACACCAGTAGACCTGCTGGGAACAATGCTCCTTCCAGGAGAAAAAACAGAACTGACCAAGATAGTACAAAAACTGTGTGGATATGAACCTTCGATGAACACTGAAATTCAAAAGGCAAAAAACTAATATTGGACGGGGACCCGGATGCGAATGTGGCGCATTATTGTCTACAGGAGCTTCACATCCTTCCGTCCAAATATTTAAAAATGTCACGAAAAGAAAAGGCTTTTATTGCAGCTTCCATTCTTGTCAGGGCAGAAAAGGAAAGAGAACAGCAAAAAGAAATAGAGCGTCAACGTAAAAGCAGATAGGAGGGGGAAGAAATGGCAACAATACAGACTGCAATCCAGCTTTATGACGGCGTTTCCGGACCTCTCAAAAGCATCAACAATGCCTTGAACATTGTGTTAGATACATTTCAATCTATGCAAGCAGCCGGAAATCAGGCAATTGATGTAAGCAGGATCGAGCAGGCAAGGCAAGAAGTCATAAAAGCCAGCCTTGCAATGGAATCCTGGGACGATTCTATCAGAAAAGCAACCAACGAGCAGAATAAAATGAACAACAGTCTGAATGCAGGAAGCAGACAGGCAAACAGTTTTATGAACACCTTGAAAAACATGGTGGGAGCTTATGCCGGAATACAAGGCATAAAAACGTTGGTTGGTGTATCTGACAGAATGACCAGCACTACAGCAAGGCTTACAATGATTGTAGATGATGGCGGAAGCGTAGAGGCTCTGGAAGAAAAAATTATGCAGAGCGCACAGCGTTCCAGAGCATCCTATCTTGACACTGCACAGGCAATTTCACAGATGGGATTGATGGCTGGAGATGCGTTCAAAACCAATGATGAACTGATCCAGTTTACAGAAACGCTCAACAAACAGTTTGTTATTGCTGGAGCAAATCAGGCGGGAGCAGCCGCAGCAACTCTGCAGCTGACACAGGCAATGGCATCCGGTGTCCTGCGTGGTGAGGAACTGAACTCTGTATTTGAGCAGGCACCGAATGTCATTCAGTCGATTGCAGATTATCTGAATGTGCCGATTGGAAAAATCAGGGGAATGGCATCTGAAGGACAGATCACAGCAGAAATTGTAAAAAATGCCATGCTGAGCGCAACAGAAAGCGTCAATCAACAGTTTGAAAGTATGCCAATGACATGGGGACAGGTTTGGACACAGATGCAAAACATTGCACTGATTGCCCTGCAGCCTGTCCTTGATTTGATTTCATGGACAGCCAATAATATTGAAATCATAGGACCATTGGTTTTAGGTGTTGTTGGAGCATTCTTGACATATCAAATTGCAGTCAACGGCGTGACAGTAGCAACCAAAGCATGGGCAGCAGCACAAGCAATTCTAAATGCGGTTATGGCAGCCAATCCTGTAACGCTTATTATTATGGGCGTGATGCTGCTTGTGGCGGCATTCTTTGCAGTAATTGCGGCAATTAACAAATTCACAGGGGCTTCCCTTTCTGCAGTTGGAATTATTACTGGAGCAATTACAGCAGCAGGAGCCTTTATCATCAATCTGTTTGTGGGCGTTATCAATTCAGTTGTGCAGTTGATCTGGTCAGCTTTTGTTACGCCATTCATCGGAATCATTGAATGGATTTTGAATGCCTGTATGGGAGGCTTTGATTCTTTTGGGGATGCAGTGGCAAACCTAATAGGACAAATCATTGGATGGTTTTTAGACTTAGGAAAGGTTGTAACTACCATTATTGATGCTATTTTTGGCACAGACTGGACGGCAGGACTGGAAAGTTTACGTCAAGATGTTATTGCCTGGGGCAAAAATGAAAATGCAATCACAGTTGAACACAGCGCGCCTCAGCTTGACAGAATTCAATATGGTGATGCATGGAACACAGGATACAACATAGGAAAAGGCATTGAACAAAGTGTCGGAGATATGTTTGGGTTTGATGGCGTGGGAAGCCCTCTGCAAAGCATGGGCAGCGACCTTGCAGCAGTTGCCGGAAATACCGGAAAGATGGCTGATGCAATGGAAATCACAAAAGAGGATCTCAAATACATGAGAGACATTGCAGAGCAAAAGGCAATCAACCGATTTACCTTTGCAGATGTATCTGTTCAGATGACAAACCACAACAATGTTAATTCCGAAGTTGACCTTGACGGCGTTGCAAATCATGTTTTTGATGTGCTGTATGAACAGTCGCAGATGCTTGCAAGAGGTGTGCATAAATAAGGAGGGGACAGGATGTATCATGTTTATATTGCTGGGATGGAGCTTCCTGTCACTCCTTCCAAGATTACAGCAACCATCAATAATCAAAATGAAACGGTGAATCTGATAAACGAGGGAGAAGTAAACATCCTGAAACAACCAGGATTAACTTCTTTCAGCGTGCCGATTTTGTTACCAGCTACGCCCTATACTTTTTCCAACAATTCCATTGATATAGCAACCATGCTTGCACATCTGGAAAGTTTAAAAGTTGAAAAAGCGGTATTCCCGTTCATTGTGTCCCGCGTGACACCAGGAGGACAGCTGCTGCATGATACAAGCCTCAATGTGTCACTGGAAGATTACAACATTGTAGACGATGCAAAAGAGGGCATGGATACAACCGTTACTGCAAATTTTCTGCAGTATCGAGACTGGGGAGCAAAAACAGTTAAGATAAAGCAGGGAAGCACAACAGGAAGCTTGGTTTCTGCAGGCGTATCTGCAGGGGGAAAACAGCCTGCTAAAAGCTACACTGTGCGGGAAGGTGACACGCTGTATAATATCTGTCAAACACAGCTTGGAAACGGTGAAAAATATCTTGAGGTTGCAAAGAAAAACGGAATTAGCAATCCGAGCATCATATCAGCAGGGCAGGTGATCGTATTTTGAGCGAATACAAAAACGATATTGTCCTGCTGATTGAATCAGGAAACACTGTGATCCAGCCAGCTGTCAAGGATGACATCACATGGGAAACAAACCGAAAAAACACCCCAGGGAAGCTTACTTTTACAGTAATACAGGACCAGGGAATTGAATTTGCAGAGGGAAGTGCCGTTTCACTACAGGTGAACGGCATCCCTCTTTTTTATGGGTTTGTTTTTAGTCGAAGTAGAGACAAATCACACCAGATCAAAGTCACTTGTTATGACCAGATCAAGTATCTGATTAAAAATAATGACACCTACCAATATGAAAACAAGCAGGTAGATGATGTGGTACGAATGATTGCAGAGGATTATAGGCTCAATGTTGGATCATTGGAAAGCGGTGGATATTCCATGACCCAGTATGAGGAAGAGGAAACACTGTATGACATCATTCAGAATGCAATGGACCTCACACTGATGAATACCGGGACCCTTTTTGTGCTGTATGATGATTTTGGGAAACTCACCCTAAAAAACATCGAAAGCATGAAAACCAACATTCTGATTGATGAGGAGACCGGCGAAAACTACACATACACATCTTCCATTGATGAGCTGACCTATAACCAGATCCGGTTATACTACGATAATGAGGAAACCGGAACAAGGGAAGTATATATTGCAAAGGACAGTGAAAACATCAATCGGTGGGGTGTTCTGCAGTATACAGAGCAGCTGAATGATCCAACCAGCGGACAGGTCAAAGCTGATGCACTGCTTGAATATTATGACAAAGTGACAAGGGGCTTGGATGTGAGCGGCTGCGTGATGAAAGGAAAACTGCAGGCAGGAAATTCTGTTGGGGTGATCCTGAACCTTGGAGAAATAAAAATCCAAAACTACATGGTAGCGGAAAAGGTAACACACCACATCACAACGGATCACTGGTCAGCAGACCTGAGACTGATTGGAGGAGAGTTCATCTAATGGGAGCGGTTGAAGTTTTAGAAGCAATGAAACAGATGTCAGTGGATGCACAGAATTCCCAAAAGCCGGTCATTGTTCTTTTTGGACAGGTCCTCAGTGTAAAGCCGCTGCAGATCAAAGTAAATCAAAAGCAGACCATCAAAGAAGATGCTTTGATTCTCACCCATGCGGTCAAAGATTATGAAGTGGATATTGAGGTTAGCCACTATACTGTAAACGATGATTTTTTGCAAACTATGCACGATCATCCAAATGTGGCTGAAAATAGTTTTGATTCTCACCACAAACACGCCTATCAGGGCAGGAAAAAAATCAAAATTTACAACGGCCTGAAGGTTGGCGAAAATGTGATAATGCTCCGGCAGAAC